GGCCCCGGGTTTGGCTTTCAATGTCTGGGACGCTCCCCTATATAGACCTCCGCTACCAGCGTCATAAGCGGTCATCATATCACCTAACATCATATCGGGATGATTGGAGAAATACTCGTTCACCATGATAGGCTTGCTCCTTTTATCCCCGTCCTCCATATAAGTTCCTTCACCTATTTGCGTTGTAGTAGTGAACCCTATCCCATTCGAAGGTTCCCCATACTTTCTTTTACGGAATATAACGATGTCGGCCGTAACACTCGTGCCGGCCCCTTTCTGGAAAGCGTCATTAGGCAATCGAATAGCTCCGACCAGATCATAACCGTTTCCACTCACGTACTCACGGAACTTACTATCGGCCCCATCCATCGTAGCCGAGGACGTGACGAATACGCCGAGACCACCTTCTTTCAATTCCAGAAGCCCCTTTAGGATAAAATAATTATGGAGATTATAAGAGGAACCAAGTTTCTTCCTGAATTGCTTATCTAAAACCTTATCATATGGAGCGTTTTTCCCGAATGGGACGTTGGTGATAACTAAGTCTTTCGAGTTTGGAGAAAACGCTTTCTCATATCCCTGTACCTTTATATTAGCGTCAGGATATAAGGCCTTTGCCATACGACCGGACAAACTATCTATCTCGAACCCGCTTATACTTGAGTTTTCAGATATAGACCTAGGCATCATACCGATTATGTTGCCTATACCCATAGCGGGTTCACTGATATTGCCGCCCTTGAATCCAAGTTTCTCCGTTATTCCCCATAAGCTTTCCACGACCTCGGACGGGGTATAATGAGAGGTTGTCGTGGAACGGACGGCACTGTCGAACTCTTCTTTACTTAATAAGGATTTTAGTTTCTCGTAATAACGTAGATACTTATCATTCCAATTTCGATCCTTAGTCCAATTGTTGTCACGCGCGTTGTATTTGCCTTCGTTCAAGGCTTCGGCCAAACCTCCCCATCCAACGTACCTTGACATCTTGGCTTGTTGTTCCGGGGTAGGTTTTCCTTGGCCGTCCTCTACGTCTTTCAGCGTTTCTATCGCCTCAATATTGGCTTTTAGCTTGGATATATCACCGGAAGGAAGCTCAATACCTTTCTCCGGGAAGCTGAAATTGTTTTGATTCCTTACAACAGGCCGCTTGTCGCTGTCGCTGATAGGTATTCCTCGGCCTCGCTCCGTGTCAAGCACATCACTTCCATGCACGCCTCCACGGTCTCCTCCGCGTTCAGATCCTCGATCCTCTTCCCGTGCTTTTCTTCCCACGCCTTGATCCGCTCTTGAATTTCCTTGCTCATTGTCTTTAATATTATTAGGAGTGAATAAATCGTTACCATACAAAGGTAATGGTTTGTCTTTGTTGTCCGTTTGCTTTTTCCGGCTATTTTTTATTTTTTTCTTCGCGGCACTCGCTTGTCTGGCAATCTCTGTTTCTCTAACCACGGTCTCGGCGGCATCCATTATATCCGGGACAGGCTTATCAAAATTAGCTACATCAAATGAACGGACATCCTCATAAGCGGTCATATCCTTATCCCATCCGTTATCTCCTACTTCGGGCAAATCCCTCGCTCCATTGTAGAATGCTTTAAGATACGGTCGTATAGCGTCACCTAGATCATCGATCATTGCCTTTGAGTAATCAGAGAACTTACGCAATCCTTTCTCTATATGATAAACCGCCATTTCAGTACCTATCGCCAATATCTCAGGATCAACACCCATATTCATTTGACCGCCTAGTTTCCTGCGCATGCGCTCACGGAGTTCCGCATACCGTTCATCGGTAACAAGGCGGTTACCGCTAGGGGTAACGGTACGATCACTCAATTTGGCTTTGCCCTTATCGTTGATATCACCAATAAGGTTTTCTACATTTACCTTTTGAGGCTCTACAACCCTGCGTGTGTCTTCAAGAGAAATAGGTTGCGCATCGCTTACGGCATCGGTATCGCCAAGAATGGTATCGGCCAACCGCCTTGCGCTTTCATCGCTACGCATCATGAAACCTCGCTGTTCCCTGTCATACCAACCCTTTTCAGCCTTGGCCAGCTCTTTGGCGGCACGTTGCTGTTCCTTCGATAATTCATTACCGAACTTCAATAACCGCATATCAAGAACTTTTCCTTTCTTGGTAGTATATTGGGAGGGAACAATGCTATAATTATCAGAATCATTATTTTTAGAAATATCGCCTTCCTCCTGTTTAATTCCCTTATACTCATAGAAGGGCTTTGTTTTGCGAGTCGAGGAATCAATCCATTTCTTGAACTCATCCAACGCTACCCCGGTAATGT